AATGGACTCCGCTTAATGCTGTGTTCAGCTATGGCTGTGATGTTGTTGTTGATGTAGCTGCCACTGGCTTACAGCAAAACATTTTGTACGGTGAGAGTGGTGCAGGGGAGTTCTCTATTCAAGTAAACACTGATGGGGTTATTCGCGGTGTTTTTAGAGACAGTGCTGGCTCAAGTAGGGTTGTAGGCCCAATAGTAACGGCGGTTGATGGAGGAAATTACTCCATACGATTAGATTTCTCTCCGTCAGGAGTTAGAGGTTACCTGAATGGCACTCAAACAGTATTCCATACAAATATACCTGACCTAGCTTCTATATCAAGGATTGCCGCAAGTCTAACTCCTAATGAATACTTTGGTGGCACAATATCAAACGTATTCTGTAAATCATCTAGCCCTATGCAGAATGTTAATGTAATGGCTGGGAATGGCACTGATCGTTATGCTAGTTTTCCTGAGATAGCCTTTGGTGGCGACTACAGTGTTGAGTTCTGGTCAATACGTAAAGATAATGCTGCAGGAGACAAGTCGAAGATGGTTGGCTTTAGTTCAAACAGCAGGACTACTATACTTTTCTACAACACAACCTCTGGACAAGCAAACGACATAACTATTAGGCACAACGCTGTGTCTTACGTCTTTACTGGTGCATTGTCTGGAATAGTGCAGGGAGAGAACTTCAAAACAAAGTATACTATAGTTGGAACTGAACTGAAGTTGTTTTTAAATGATGTGCAATTTGGTAATACCAAAACAGTGACACTAGGTATCGCTCAGTTTGATGCCCTTTACCAAGGCATACTAGACAGCTACGCAGATACTGTATTGACCAACCTAGTGTTTAAAGACCTAGACACAGGCATCACCCACACATACAACAACACCGATTGCTATGAGCAGCTTGGTAGTGAGCTTGTTGTTAATGATCTATCTGACACCGACTATTGGCAGAACAATTCATCCACCGCGTTGGGTGCTGGCACGTTTACAACTTCATTCGCATTCGCAGGAGTGCGAACTGTATTGGGAGGGGCATACTCATTAGAGGCCGACACACAATATAGATTAGTGGTAGAAGGTAAGAGCGATGATTACACTATAACAGTGCGAGAAGGGGATGCTGGGGCAGGAACAGAGATTGTGGCGGCAGCAACCACTGACACTACGGTGTACTTCACTACCTCAAGCAATTCCCAGCAACAGTTATATCTAAGAAGTGCTAGCGCAGGGGTTAGTGTACATACCTTTGTCGGCTTGTCAGTCAAGCAAGCAACTGTAATCCTTCCAGACAGTACGGTTACGGAGTATGGGGATGAATTGTGGGTAGACCCTGTACCAGATGTATTCTCTGATTGGGCATATAACGGTAATGGTGTTTATGAGAAATCTGGGGTATCTGGTGGTAATTGTGGGTATGTTAACGGTTCTTCTGGCGCACCTTTAGCCGACACCATGTACAGGGTTACAGCGAATATATCCCCAACCGCATCCACCTTATCATTATTCACTAAAGATGGCGGCACTAACGTAGCAATACTAACAGGTCTGACAGGTGCCATAGATGTAGTTGTTACTGCAGGTGACGAAGGTGGCCTCTGGTTTGCTAAAACGGCGTTTGAAGGAACAGTTTCTAACGTGTCTTTTAAAGAAGTAATAGCCATAGCCGACAAGAAAGACGGTGAGTGGGTTAATGCTGTAATAGGTGACTTAGAATATCTACCACTAACAGACAGGCTGTATAGGATAAACGAGGGCAGTGGTAATGTTATACGGGATACGTTCAACCCTGAGACTGAGCTTATAACAGACCCCGATTTTGATGATGCACTAGCTTGGGTAGTTCCTACAGAATGTGCAGTTGTCGGTGGAGAGGCTGTATTTACAGCGACCACAGGCTCTAGGGATTTACAGGCTCTTGGTGGAGTAGGCGTAGTAGCTGGCGATGAAATAGAAATCACTATGGAAATCACTAGCCAAACTTCTGGAAGCATACAGACAAACCCATACCCAGTTAACTGGGAACTGGTATCTGGGTCAACCAGCTACTCTGCTGTAGGCACTCACACTTGGGTCCTTAGGAGCCGAACAGGAGTCACAACTTTTGGAATTCGTGCCGCCAGTGGAGTAACCATTTCCTTGGGAAGCCTATCTGTTAAGGTGACTACCAACGGCACAATAGTAAACGGTAATGATGCTAATTGGAATAGGACTTGACATACTTATAACTAAGTGTTATAATGTACACATATTAAAGAACGGAGGAATTCATGGCTTCAAAGAGTAGAGCTAAGTTATTATTAGAAACAGACAAGGACTTCTCAGGGAAGACAGAGAAGCTTGTAGCTTTCCTTGATGCTTATGTAGAGACAGGGGATAAGAACCAAAGCTGGATTGATGCTGGTTACAGTGTTAACACCACCAACCAAGCAATGAGTTTGATTCGTGACAACTGGCGTTTAGTTGAGAAGCTTATCAGGGATCGTATAGGGAGTCATGTACCAATGGCTTTGAATGGGATTGTTGAGCTAGCACAGAACGCTAAGAATGACAGCGTTAAGCTTAAAGCATTACAGGATGTTATGTATCGTGCAGGTTATGACCGCCCTCTTGAGATTGTTACGGGTGAGATGGATGTTCAGAAGCTTGCTAATAAAGATTTAGACATGGAGCTTACAGCTCTCCTAGCTAGGGCTAATAAGTCTGCCTTAGACAATGACAAAACAACACATTAAGGAATAAGATATGGAAGGCTTAGATATAGAACGTATGCCATTTAACAATGACAACTTCATGCGTATGCGTAAAGAGGTTGCAGAGCTACGTGACTTAGTTATGAAGCTTAATGCTAAGATTGTTACACAAGAGAAGGCAGTTGTTAAACCTAAAGCTCCAGTAAAGAAAGGTAAATAGTATACATGACAGATGAGGAGAAGCTTAGGCTTATAGAATTGATTAAGGAGCAGGAAGACCGTAAGGTTTTCAATAAGCTTAGTTGGTTTGATGCCTATGTATGGCAGCGTAAGCTTGCAAACTCCTCCTCTGACGCTATGCAGATGCTAGCTATGTGTGCTAACCAGATTGGTAAGAGTACAGCAGGGGCATTCGTAACAGCTTGTCACCTTACAGGGTTATATCCTGATTGGTGGGAAGGACATAAGTATAAAGATCCCATATACGCTTGGGCTGCAGGTGTGTCAAACGATACAACAAGAGACATCATGCAGGCAGAGCTGTTTGGGCTTCCAGAAGATGTAGAAGCGTGGGGATCAGGGATGGTTCCTAGAGAATGTGCTCCCATCAAGGGAGGCACAAGACGTAGAGGGACTACAGGTAACACGTATGACAGTGTTATGGTTAGACATCACGACCCTGAGACAGGGGAATACAATGGAATGTCTCGTATAGGCTTTAAGTCTTACGAGATGGGAGAGGAGAAGTTCTACGGACGACCTGTTGATTGGGTATGGCTAGATGAGCAACCTCCAAGTAACATATATACGCAGTGTATCACACGTACTGTTGCAACAAACGGTAAGGTATTGATGACCTTTACCCCTGAGCAAGGTGCTACACCAGTTGTACATCAGTTTATGCACGACTTACAGAGAGGTCAGTTCCTATTACAAGCTAGTTGGAACGATGCCCCTCACTTAGATGAAGATACTAAGGAGCAGTTGTTAGCTCAGTACCCTCCACATGAGAGGGAGCTACGCTCTAAGGGTATTCCAGTGTTAGGGAGTGGGTTAGTATTCCCCATTCCTTCTGAGAAGCTGGAGGTTACACCCTTTGATATACCAGACAGCTGGCCTCGTATAGCTGCTATTGACTTTGGGTGGGATCACCCTACAGCAGTTGTGTGGATTGCTTACGATAGGGAAGCAGACACTATATACGTGTACGATACGTACAGTAAGAGGCAGGAGACAGCGATTATACATGCTGCTGCTATAAGAACAAGACCTGAGTACATACCTATCGTATGGCCTAAGGATGGATTACAGAGTGATAAGGGTTCAGGTAGCTCATTAGCTGATCAGTATAGACAGCAAGGGCTTAACATGACACATAGCTGGTTCACCAACCCTCCCACTGCTGACAACCCCAAGGGTAGTGTTAGTATTGAGAGTGGTATTATGGATATGCTGCAACGTATGGAGACAGGACGCTTTAAAGTGTTCAGTCATCTACATGATTGGTGGCAGGAATAGAGCAGTTACTACAGGAAGGATGGAAAGATTGTTCCTATGAAAGATGATTTAATGAGTGCTACACGTTATGCAGCATTGAGTATTAGATATGCTGTAGCTGGTAGCAACAGCAGTAATGGATATAACATCACAGGTGATTTGCCTGTAAGAAACTGGAGCAGTATCTAGTATGGCAAAGATTGATGAGGACTTCCTATCAGGCGTAGTGGCTAGAGAGCTTAGTACAACTGAAGAGTACACAGACACAGCCTTAGCTGATGAACAGGCACGTAATCTAAACTACTACTACGGTAATCCTCGTGGTGATGAGGAGGCTGGTTTCAGCCAAGTAATTACTAGGGATGTGTTAGAGACAGTTGAAGGTATTATGCCTGAGCTGATGAAGATATTCACAGCAGGGGACAACGCTGTACAGTTTGAACCTGAAGGTCCAGAGGATTTAGAAGCTGCTAACCAAGCAACTGACTATCTAAACTATGTATTCAGTAGTCGTATGGGTGGGTTTAGTATTCTATACAACTGGTTTAAAGATGCCCTTCTTATGAAGAATGGTATCATCAAGGTTGGTTGGGCAGAGGAAGATCGAGTAGAGTTCCACCGCTTCAAGGATGTAACAGCAGAAGAGTTAGAGCTGTTTGAAGATGATGATGAGATAGAAGAAGTTGAAGCAGAAGAGAATGAAGACGGTACGTATGATGTACGTGTTAGTCGTGTAGTCACTAAGGGTAAGCCTGTAGTTGACCTAATCCCTTCAGAAGAGTTTAAGATTAAACAACGCTCTGTTAGCATTGCTGATGCAGACTTCGTAGCTCATGTCCCTAGCAAGACTCTAGGTAGTCTTGTAGAGGATGGGTTTGATGAAGAGTTAGTTATGTCTCTAGGTGGTAGTGACCGCATGGATGACGATGTAGTACGTGATGCTAGGTTCTCTGATCCAGATGAAGTAGATCCTCGTGACGATGCTATAGGTAAGATGGATAAAGAGGTTGAGGTTATAGATGCCTATGTCAAACTGTTTGATGAAGATGATAACCGCATTAAGATATACCACGTTATACAAGTTGGTACAACAGTATTAGATTATGAGGAAGTAGAGAAGGCTCCATTTATCTCACTCTCTCCAATGATGATGCCTCACAAGTTTACAGGCGTATGTCCTGCTGACTTAGTAGCAGACATCCAAGAGATTAGAACACAGCTCTACCGTAACACACTAGACAACCTTGCATTATCTAATGCTGGTCGTTACACAGCAGTTGAAGGGCAGGTTAATCTAGCTGACTTACAGAAGAATGGCATAGGCCAGATTGTTCGTATGAAGGTGCAGGGTGCAGTAGGTCAACTACCAACACCACAGCTTTCAGCAGCAACACTACCATTCTTAAGCTTGTTAGATACAGAGAAAGAGAATCGTGTAGGTGTTAGTCGTATGACTCAAGGCTTAGACTCTAATGCTCTAACCTCTAACACAGCCGCTACAGCAGTTAACCAAGTGATGTCAGCAGCACAGCAGAAGATACTACTGATTGCTCGTGTATTTGCAGAGACAGGTGTTAAGGAGTTGTTTTGGGAGTTGTATCGTCTAGTACGTACACACCAAGACGAAGCTGACATAGTTAAGCTACGTGGTAAGTTTGTAGAGGTTTCACCATTTGATTGGTATGACCGTTATGATATGAAGGTTACAGTTGGTATAGGTAATGGGAATAAGGATCAACAACTCTATCACCTAAACAACATAACACAGATGCTACAAGCTATAGGTAACACTCCATATAGCTATATGATTACAGCACAGAACGTATACAACACAGCACTGGAGACTATTAAGAACAGTGGGTATAAGAACCCTGAGTTGTTCCTAACAGATCCTTCAACTGTATCACCACCAGAGCCACAGCCTAGTCCTGATATGATTGAAGCTCAGACTAATCAGATGGAAGCACAGGCTAAAGCTCAGAAAGAACAGGGTGAGATGCAGCTTAAGCAACAACAGTTGCAATTAGATGTAGCTAAGTTTGAATGGCAGAAGAAAGTTGATGCTGTTGAGGCAGGACTTGAAGCTAGTCAAGGACGTGCTGTAGGTTTAGGAGATGGTAAATGAGTATACAGGGACAGCAAGCACAAGACCTACTAGACAATGATGCCTTTGATTCTGCTGTAGCTGATTACAGTAGAGCCTTGACAGAAGAGTGGGCAAGGTCTACTAAGACAGAACGTAGAGAAGAGATATGGATGCATCAAGCAGCCCTTGTCTCTGTTGTTAATAACCTTAAGGGTTACATTGACAATGACAACTACGAGTTTGCAACAAGAGCTAAAGAAGGATTGTTCAAGTAATGGCTGACTACATGCGCCCCACATCTATTGATGATTACCGCTTTGCTATAGCTAGAGGGCAGATACAAGGTGCAAGCTCTACAGGATCTAGTGGTTATAGGAACTCCCTATCTACAGGTAATACTTACGATATATGGGGTGGTACATCAGCGACTTGCGTAGAGTTATCATCTGCTGAGAGGTTAGAAGTAACAAGTACTAATGTTAACGACACTAATGGAGGTTCTGGTGCTGAGTATGTAACCATCACAGGGCTTGATAATAACTATAATGAGATAACAGAAGTCGTGGTA